ACCTATAAATCCAATCACTCGTTTAGAAGAAACTTCTCCACTTTTCGAATCGGATAACATACTTTTAATAAAGCCTTGTTTGTTTGCCATACTTATTTCCTATTAGCAAAACTCGTTCAGATTATTAACTTTATTATAAATATGTTTTACTTACAGTTAATTAGATTTTTTTCATATGTTTCTAAAGAATATACTGATATTTTAAGTGTACCTAATTGAAATGTACCAACTTCCCCAGAATCTTGCAGTATTTCTGCTAATTGTTGAATGTATGCAAAATCCTGATTAGTCATTCGTTTACCATCAATTTCAACTACAATATCATTTTCAGCATGCGGATCGTTTGATCCTACACAAAACACTCGTTTATCTAGTTCAAATTTAGTATTTGGGTGTTCGCGATCAATGTAATGAGTTGTTAAAACCTGCATATCATCATCGATATATATTCGGTCACACCAAGGTTCTAATAATTCAAGCAATGAACTTGTACATGATTTAACAACAATCGCAATATTATATTTTGGAGGAATAATTGGATGTTGATATTCATTGTTTTGTATCCAACTTCCCCATTTACGTATATAATGTTTAGCTGCTTTATTTTTCATATCGTGAAACTCAACATCTGATGTGATCTGTTCGATTCCATCTTGGAACTGACCACCTCTACAAGTTAGATGATATACCAGAGAATCTCGACTCTGTATGCACTTCATTCCTGATATAATCATTCTATTGAATATGTCAGAGTCTTCGTGGTAGGAATGAAAATACTCATCATGCAACCCAATAGACATTATATCACTTTTATAACACACCCATGGAGCAAATATACCATGTGTCACCTGGTCTTTGTACTCCTCGACAGCTTCACCAACAAACTGCTCAAACTCACTTAACTTAAAATCCTCTGGATACATTCCGAAGTCTTTAATAATTTTTTCAAGTCCGGGAGGATGAAGTGGTGGTTCTATTCTAGTAGCGGCTACTACTATTCCTGGCTTTAGATGCTTGATAAGGTTTACATCAAACCCTTTAGCCATATACATATCAGCATGGAACATACATACGGCATCAGTTTCTGCAACCTCTATGCATCGGTTATAGCCGGCTGCAATGCCTTGTGGTTTGTCTTTATGGTTTATGATGTGGTCAATTTTATTTTCTGCTAACCACTCTAGAGTGCCATCATTACTCGAATCCACCCATACAATTATCTTATTATCGTATGTTGAATTTTCTTGAATACTCTTTATAGATGATTTGAGGTATCTTAGATTATCTTTACTTGGAATACAGAACGTAATTGTTTTCATAATTTTTAAATATTTCGTTTTATCATTCCCCACTTATCAAAGGAAGGAAAGTTACCCCATTTGTGTAACCAATTTTTAATATTTTTTTCTTCAGCTTCTTGTTGTCGTCGAGACGATTGTCCATCATTTTCTTCTAAACGATGCGAACCCCGGGCACCAAAATGCCAAACTAAAGAATTAGTAGTTAAAATAAATTCATATCCTTCATTTAGCATTCTTAAAAATAAGTCCATATCATCAAATGATGCGGGTGCAAAAATAGGATCGTTGCCTCCTATATAATCCCAATCTGTTTTTTTAATTAATCCAGATACACCTTCTCCCTTAGGTATTTCGATATCAGGATTCAATTGTTTGAATTCCGTTGCCCATTCATCAAATAGTCGTATATCAAAATCATCATGATATGCCCCAAATGTGTCTTTAGATACTATTATGGTTCCAGGTCTGGATTCCGAATCACCAAACATATTTGGTTCTACTCGATGGGATGATACCCATAATTTTTTATTAGGATACTTTTCAAATATTTTTAAACATTCAATGTCCCAATTCGTAGTAACATAAAAATCGGAGTGTAGAAACATAATATATTCAGTCTTGACATTTTCAGCACATATATTCATTCCGCCCCCAATGCCCTGTACAATTTGATTATTTGGCTCAATAATTAAAGTTAAGTTATATTTTTCTTTGTTAGAAGCTAACCATTCATTTGTACCATCGATACAATTCTCTGCATAAATAATAAACGGGGCATCTTTAAAATAACTATTTTTTCTAACCGAGTCAATTGAAATTTTAAGATATTCTAAATTGTTGTATGTAGAAATACAAAACGTAATCATACTATTCATATACTATATATAGCTCCTTTTTCCCTAAATTCCAAGAATTCATTTTTATATTTTGATGTTAGAAAAAAGTTATGCATATTTTGGTCGGCGTGCATACAAAAATCAGATTCTTTTAATTCTATAGCACCAGACTTAAATGTTTGGCTAACTAAGTGTGATAATGTAATGTTATCACTTACTCCAATTTTAACTCCAATTTCTTTTGCTTTTATACCTGCATAAAAATCCGGGCCCCATCCTAAAAATAATTCATCTGGAAAACTTATGATGTATTCTACAATGTCTCTACGAAAAACGGGACACATAAAATCTATAAATGATACTTCGCGAACCGTACCAGTTCCCCAATTCCACATCTGTCGCCAATGACATTGATCAGTGCCGGTATTTGTTATAGAAGGGGAGTATAATGCTAAATCATTTTCCTGCATTTCTCGAAGCATATTATCTATCAATCTAGGTCCATGAAATATTAAATCATTGTTAAATAAAACAAAATAATCATGATTACTATCTAGAAAATGCTGTAAAACAACATTTAACCCGCCGCCGAAAAAAAGATTTTCTTCTAAACGGTGTGTTGTAGTTTTTGCTAGTTCTTTTGTAGATCCGTTGTCTACAATCATTAATTCATGTTTAGATAAATTATTACCTCGATGTAATTGATTGACTAAATTATCAGTTAGTTCTGGTTGATTGTAATTGAGAGTTGCGATTAACATATTATTGATTTTCAGTTGGGTGATAACAAGTAAGTTTTGTTACTAAGTAACTATGGTTGACTAAATTATTTTCTCGTAAAAATGCTGACATTCTAGTCCACATATCGGCATCCGATGGTTCAACTTTTAATTCTTCCGCATAAACATCCCTGTATAATAATGGTATTAACATATGATTTATACATACCGAAGAATGTATGACACCACCTGGGATCGGTAAATGATGTATTATCGATTCATTTAAAGATACTGCTGGCAAATATGTATTGTAATATGTGGCACATGTGCATATAAATGCAGCATCTGGATCTGTTTTAATTACATTTGCAATACTTTCTAGATGGTCTATTTCCCAATAATCATCATGATCTAAATGACAAATATATGTTAATCCTCGATTCTTTGCAATTTTAATTCCATAATTACTAGCATTTACGCCTCCAGCACACCATAATTGATGACTACCAATTGGGTATTTTTCTCGCTCAACCGCGGTTAATAAATTTTCGTAATATATCTTATCGGTATCGATTATACTGTTAGCTAATTCTACAAACTCATTATTATTTTCATACTTATCACCTATTAAAAAAACTTCGTAATTGTTATGAGTTTGATTTTTTATAGATTTTAAAGCACGAGTCAAAAGTAATGGAGTAGTTCCATCTATTTTTTGATATGTTGGTATGATAATTCCTATTTTCATAATTTTTGTATAATAAAACAATTTCCATCAATAAATTCAATTGGTCTAGCTCCTAATGTATTTTTTACAGTCCCAATTATATTATATGAATTTTTTAAATTAGATACTATACTATCAACCGATGGTTTTACTTGAGGTGAATACTGGTAATCATTATAATCATCAAAAATGATATATCCGCCACTTTTTAAAAGTTTAGAATACATTTCAAAATCTAAAATAACACTATCATAGGAATGATCCCCATCTATAAAAAGAATATCAATTTCATCTATATATTCTATTAATATATTAAAGGTTTTTAAATCATGCGAACTACCTTTTATATAATTATAATTATTATTATGTTTATTCAGTTTATTTACATTTTGTTTAACTATATCAGGATTAATCGGATTTCCTAAATCTATACTAAATACATTAGTATTTTCTCTTTGTAACATTAAACAAGCAGAACCTCCAGCATAACAACCAATTTCAACATAATTCAATGTATAATTAGGTGGGTATGATTTCGCAATATCATATAGTATATGATAATGATGGTGAAATGTTTGATTATTTATTTGTTTTGAAATGGCTTCAACTTCATTTAATGAAGTTTGAGTATAAATTGGTTTCATAATTTATCCTAAAAATTTATGGGAACTTATTTCTCCCCCAATATAGTTTGATATTCTATATTCGAATATATCATTTTTATAAATTGAACTTAAATATGATAATATAATATTACCTTGTAAATGTTTAGTATATTCTTTATAAAAATGATTAGATATTGTTTCATACTCAGGATGATTTATATTCCATCCAAAATATTTAGCAGAAATTACAGGAATACTATAAAAATCTATTCCCAAATTTTCTATCTCATTTTTATAATTATCAACAGAGAGTTTCATAGACTCATAATCGTAACTCCATCTACTTTGATTTGACTCCCGTAATTCCGCGATTATAGAATTTCTAGCACCATCATACCACCCAGATGTTATGTACAAACATTTATCGTCCGGACAAGAATTTGTAAATGTTAAAAAGTCATTCCATAATGAAATAACATTAGAGTCTACATTAAAAACTTTCTCAAAATTATTTAAGTTTTCTATATATTTTCCAGGAAAACAATTTATTTCAGATATAATTCTTCTCCTTTCTTTTAAATTAGTTATATGTTTGTAATTTTCTATTACAATTATATCATCCCATCCATTATTTAATAAATGTTCTTTTGAATTTACATCGTCTGTTATATAAAATTTAAAAAAAGAATCATCCAATAATTGCGGTGCAGGATTTAATTGTTCATATCCCCAAAGATTTTTAGTTATGTATGCTTTCATTATTTTATTTTTTTATATTGTTCCTGAGTCAACAAATATATTTTGACCGGTTATGGATGACGACCCATCAAATATTATAAATTTGATAGTTTCTGCTACAGAATTTTTATTTGTTTCCATCTTTAAAGATGTTCTTTTATAAATTCTATTTTTTTGATCGGAACTAAGCCCATCGCTCATATCAGTTTCCATAAATCCAGCAACTACACAATTAGAACGAATTCCAAACTCGCCCCATTCTCTTGCAGTATTTTTAGAAAATGCTTCTAATGCCCCCTTTGTTGATGCGTACATAGATAATCCTTTGTATCCGGTGTGCACACTTATAGAAGAAATGTGTATAATACTACCCTTTACTTTATTAAGTATAAAATTTCTTAAAATTGATTTTGTAATCATGATTGGATTTAACACATTCGTTTTAAACATTAAATCTAGTTTATCAAAATTTGCATTTGTGATAATATCATCATATGCAACAGCAGCATTATTAACAAATGAGTCAAATTTTAATTTATTTTTTAAAATATAGTTTGATAATTCGGTTACACTTTCGGTTAAACTTAAATCATATTTTAAGTGAATGAAATTATCAGGAAATAATTTTTTTAATTTATTTAATTCTCCAGTATCGCTTCTGCTAATACCATATATAATATTACCATCTTTTAATAGCAATTTTAATAGAACTAATCCAAGACCCTTTGATACACCTGTTAGCAAAATTGTTTTCATTTTCTAATTAATTTACCGTTTGAAGTTGTATTGATAGTATCTACTATATTTATTTTCAAAGGGATTTCGTATTTATTTAGTTTTTTATTCAAATCACTTTTAATTTGTGTAACTTTAATATCATCGTTAACAATCACGTCAGCGACTACTATTACTCCCATTACAGAATTTTTCTTACCATATACAACTGAATTGGAAATGTATTCTAATTTATTAATAACTTCTTCGATTTTTAGAGGATTTACTTTAACTCCGCCAACGTTTATCATATTAGCGTCCCTGCCAATTATTTTAAATTTAGTTTCATCCAACCACTCAACAACATCCCCAGTATTAACCCATTTTTCTCCATCTTTAATAATTATGTTATTGTTTTCTATTTTTACAAATATACTAATTTTTTCTGAGAATTCAAAATAATCTTTACTAGATGCGAATAATGTTCCAAATTCTGTTAATGCATAAATATTTGTAATTTTAGCATTAGGAAATATTTTTTCAATATGTGTTATTAAATTAGCATCAACCACTTCACCACCCAATGTAACCTGTTTTACATTTTCAAATACCACATTTCCTAATAATCTATAAAAAGTTGGAGTAGCAGATATATGAGTAATTCTATACTCCGTTATAAGATCAATTATTTCGGAATATGGTTTCTTAAACAAATTTACAATTTTACCGCCATTTATATAAGATTGTAGTATAACCTGCGAACCTGCTATTTTTGTCCAATCATAGGTCAATCCCCATATGGTATTTTTTAAATCATTTTTTATTTTAATATTTTTTACTAAAATATCGTATGAGTGAATAATTTCTTTTGGTTCGCCTGTCGTACCTGATGTGGTAAATGTAATGTTTTCTTTATTGTTTATTTTTTCAATAAATTTTAAAATACCAATGTCATCAGTAGAATTTGTATTATTTAATATAAAACTATTCATCTATTTTACTCAATATATCCGATATAGTGTTGACATTACTTTCTTCAAATATATCAACACCATACTCATCTTCTATTAATACAGTCAAATGTGCCAAATCCAACGAGTCCATTCCAATATCATCTCTTAAATGCAGATCGGCATGAATTTCCGATATGGGATTTTCAGTTAAAACTTCATTAATCAACTCCAATAAACTTTTTTTCATAATCTAAAAATTTTTTTAATCGTTTTCCTAATAATTTTGATGGGTTACCACTATATATACCGAAATCTTTACAGTTTGATTTTATAAGTGTTTGTGCATAAATCGAACACCCGATGCCTATATTAACATTTGGTAATAAAACTGATCCGGTTCCTATAATTGAATGTTTTTTGATATGTATTTTTCCGTTAGTTACCTTTTTAAATTCATTTGGTATCATGGGATTAGTCATAGACATTCCGGTGTAATCATCTGAACTACTATAAATTGAAACTCTACCCGATACATTATTTCCAATTTCTATATTCTGCGGAGAGTATATACAACATTTATTAGATATTAAAACATTATTTCCAAATGTTTTAAACCCAATTTTTTGCAATTCATCTTTTGATAAAAACATATATTCTATTTTTTATAAACATCGAATTTACTTAAATCCGGATACGGTAATTCCAGGTCTTCATTATGTTTAGGTGTACCATCCATGTTATAAAATTGATTCATGAGAAGTAGTCCCCTAGCTGCCAATTCCGGCATCATATAAAAATTCCAACCTAGCATATCAAAATGATCATCATGGTATGAACACTCTCGTCTACCACTATATCTTGCTCGTTTAAACCAAAGATATGCATCATGATTATCTGTTAATATAGCTCCACCTTTAGATAATTTAAAATGTTTATATGGCCCAGTGAACGAAATACACATATGAGTTCCGCTAAGATACATATCAGAAGTAAAACGCAACGCTGAATCCCAAACATTAGTAGGTTCTAATTGATATGCACCCTTTAATGTAGTACCAGTTATTGTTTTAAATTTAACTTTCCCACCAGCATGAATTATTTCACATGGTACTGATGGATATGTTCTATTAGGTATAGTAATTTCTAGTTCTTTTATATTCTCATACATTAATGCTAGAAATAATGCATTACTTTGATTATCAACCGTAACAACATATGGGGCGCCGGTATAGTCAGATAATCGTTTTTCAAATTCATTTGTTATATCATAAACATTTTTCATAATGTATCGTAATATTCGTTTTGTTTTATTTGTCGTTCAATTGCTTTAGGATGATACAACGACAATGCCTCTGTATCATCAGGTAGCATTGAATAGGTCTTAAAACCATCTAACCGCTCATGCACCTTGTTCTTCCACTGAATCTCAGGTTCATTCTTGTAAATTCTCCATTGGTAATCCGGCCAGTTAACCCATCCCATGGCATTCACGTTCCATCCCCACTTTGTGATATGTTCTTGAGTTAATCCATCAACTGTATTAATTCGTGGAACTAAATACACATCGTTGTCTGGATTAAGCTCTAACAGCTCAGGCAGATGTTGTATTAGCAACTCATTTGGAATCTCATCTGCATCGATTTGAAAAATATAATCTCCAGTACAGAGTTGTGTTAGTTTATTTTTCCAATTAGCGAAATGACCATCAAAGTGATCCTTATGCCAAGCGAACTCTCCATTAACAGAGTGAGTCCTGAGAAAAGCTTCGATCTCAGGATCACCATTTGATTCATCATATAAAATAACTATGTTATCAATAGGCCGTTTGTGTTCCAGAAGAAATGTAATGAGCCGTTGAATCTCAATAAACTCATTACATACTGTTATAGCGTAACTTATTTTCATACTGTTATTTTTTTAAAAATACTGCCTGATATCCATGATGTATTAATTCATATGTTTCATCATACATAGCATTAAATATTTCTACACCTAACTGCGGAGAATTCGAAGGATGTAAGTTACTAGGATCTTTCCATGCAAAATCATCAAATATCAAAATACCACCGGGCTTAAGTAATTTTTGTGCAAAATATGCATCTACAAATGTATCATCTGCTCTATGCGAGGCATCTATATAAATAAAATCGTATGTTTCTTTTACTTCAAATCCTGGAAGTATTTTCTGAGAAAATCCTTTATGAATTTTAAAATTTATATATGGAAAAAATGATATGTTATGATTAAAATTATTTTCTATAAAATTATCAGTAGCTAATCGGTCTTTTGTTCCTTGCATACCTGATTCATTTAATGAACCGCCAAATGTATCAACAATATCATATTGATAATTTTTAGATCGATCAGTTAACACATTTTCACATAACCAAACCGTAGCTCGTCCTTCATAACACCCAATTTCTAAAATACTTTCTATGTTCTGAAATTCTTTGAAAATTTGTTCCCACAAATGTATCATAGGATCAAACCATGATTCAGTAAACTTATATTTATCGGAATATGTAAACATTAGGCTTCTACTTTTTTAAGTTTAGGTAATTCTATCTTTTTTAGTTGGGGTAACTTAAGTTCTACTGGTTTTGGTATCTTTGATACGCCTTCGATGATGTGTTGTAATACGCCTTTAAACACCTCTGTTACAGCGGCTTTAGTAAAATTGCTATTAACATAATAACGTTGTCTTTTAGCAATCTCACACCATTTCTTATAGTTCTTTTCAATTTCTTTGAACATTTTACTTGCATATCCATAATCCGGAGTAAACCATTTAGCTTCACCAATCAACCAATCATTTTGAGCTGATGGATGTATTTCTGTTAATCCACCTGGGAGTGCACAAATGAAATCCTTTTTAAGAAAATCTGCTTGGCCAGAATAATGTGGTGCAATTATTGGTTTGCCTGTAGTGGAAAATTCTAACAAAGGTCGACCAAATCCTTCTGCTTTAGTAAATGAAACCATTGCTTTAACTTTAGGGTGATTATACAATGCATTCATTTCAGCATCCGTTAGTTCTCCGTGAAGCAAATACACATTAGGAAGTTTTGCATTACCGAACATTTCTCGTATCTGATTGATTTTATTTTCAATCTCCATACGATCTGTAACACTATATGTAGCACCGCTTGTTTTCATGATTAAAGCTGGTGCTGATTTTGTGTTTTTATATGTTTCAAAGAAGCAATGAACTAGTCCACTTAGATTCTTTCTGTCTTGTCCAATAACACCTTGCAACCAATGTCCTACAGTTAAAAATGCAAATGATTCTGGTATTGCATCCAATGCATCAATATTTTCAGTTACGTTTTTATTGCTATATACAGTTTCATTAAAATACTCAGGAACTACCTGTAAATTAGTAGTTATTTGCAGATTATGTTTCTTAGCAGTATCTTCAAATACCTGTTTAGTAAAATTGCTAGGCACAATTGTTATCTGCATTCGGTTGATACATTCAATCCATTCCGGTCTACAAATATCACCTTCCGTACCAGCAGTTACTCCAATATTATATTTTCCAACTGCTTGAAATTCATTTGGAACTGATATCTGAACCCAGACGTCTGGTTGTTCTGTTAATGGTAGTGGAATGATTCGAAGTTGCCAATCTATAGGTATTGGATATGTCATTGGTGTATGTCCCCATGGCAATGATACTAATTTTACATCCCAATCTGATTCTGTTTGTTCTATAAAATATGAAACGATTTCACGGGCATGATGTCCATATCCTGACTGTGTCGCTACTGGACTTGCTATAACTACTTTTCTCATTGTGCTACTATTCCTGTTTGTTCATAAACTTGCTGATCTACTCGATTCAACGTGTATAATGGTCTAGGTTCTCGATATGCTGTAAATAAATAGTTAAACATTGCAATCATCTTGTTACCCATTGCTTCTGCAGTTAATCCATTATCAAAACAAAAACTACGTCCCATCATACCATATACCGTTCTTTGCGAGATATCCATATCGTACCAGTACCGTATAGCATCAGCTACATCTTCAAACCGTACTCGATCATCAAAAATATACGGTGTTTGCGGAGATCCTTGTAGAGATCGATTGCTTGGAAATACTGGTTTTACCCAATGTCCATGATTTTTATACTTACCGGCATGATTAGTAGAAAATTCACCATCGAAACGAATCCATTCTCCGGTTTCATCAGTGAATCCGCACTGATCCTGCAACCCACCAGTAACATTGTTAATGATGGGAGTAGCTGACAGCATTGCCTCGGTACTACTAAGTCCCCAACCTTCATTAGATCCTATATTAACAACAACATCTGCTACGTTATACATTGCATTGAGTTCTGCGGCAGATAATTTTTGTTCAGAGAATATAATTTTGCAATTTGGCGCCAATGTTTTTGAAACAGCTCGTAAGTCAGTACCATTTTCGTCAACAGCCTGAGTATGCATTAACAATGCGACTTTTGATTGTTTTTCTGTTGGCAACGAATCTACAAAATGTTTAAATGCTAAGATTAAGTCACCTGGTTGTTTTCTTCGAATATTTCGATTGTTCCAAAATACTACAAAATCTACATTGTTATTGGTTTTGATTTTTTCATATACTTGTTTATATGTAGCATCTGTATCTGGGAGTGGTTTAAACATGTTATGATTTAATCCATGTGGGACAAAACCAGTAACAACATCATTCCATTTGATATCCGTTACGACACTATCTGTGGCATCATAATCTACAACCCCAAATCCATTTTGTTTTAGCACTTCTCTATGGATATTGTCTGATTGTTTGCTGATTCCCATAATCATATCGCAACTACCGTAAAAAGGTGCGTTCCACATTGGATATGGTAAATCGTCCCAAATAGAATAATATGTAATAGGAACTCGAAACGTAGTTTTAATTTCATGTTCTAATGCATAAAGCCATGTCCAATATCGAGGATCTGTAAAATGTAGAATTGCGTCTGGCTGTTCTTGATTTAGTATAGCAAATAGAATGTTTCGGTCTCCATACCCATTCCATGGAATCAATTTAACCGATGCATCAACAACTCCAGTTTCTTTAGCTACTTCTTGAGATAAGTCAAATGCTTTACCAGCATCCGGATGATTGATTGCTGCTCCTAATTGGATCCAATCAAACTCTTTAACGGTATTAAAAATGATTTCTTTGCTAATGGTTCCTATACCAGATGGAAGCCGGAAATCGTTCGGCTAACAGCAAAATTTTCTTTTTTGCAGGCTTGTTAGGATCAATCTTTTGTAACTTTGGTAACTGCATTTATTATTCCTTATAACTTTATTATAAATATGTACTAACCTAAAATAACCACCGGTTTATTGAGCTTTTTGCTGTCGTTATAAGCTGTTTTCAATACCGGGTCCAATGCTTCTTCGTTTGTCAAAATCATCATGTAATCACAATGTTGTGCAATCAATTTCATTCGATGATGAAGCTGACTGAAATGATATTTTTTGCCATAATATGATTCTGGCATTGCTGAGTATAAATTATATCCTGAAAATGATGGATTGTATTCTTGATAACGGATGCCAAATTCTAATGCATACTTACGTACCATACTATTAGCACCCTCAGAACCTCCAGCTCCTATGACTACCAAATCTTCAGAAAATTTCTGTTTAAGCTGTTGCAGTGTTTGCTGCACTTTGCGTTTATTCTGCCAACCCGTATTTCCAATTACTGCTACTTTAGTCATTTTTCTTGTCACGAATAAATTTAACACCTTTTGGCATATGACCATATACCGTACGGAGCATTGACTCTAATAATTGTCGATTTTCTTTGCTGGTAGGACCATCATGGTTTGTAAGCAAAACATAATCACACTTCTGCCAACCAACCCCGACTGTCTTGTGTCGTTGCAATTCAAATTCATATAAATAAGCGTGTTTATGTTTAAACCGAATCATATCCTATTATAATTATTTTTCTTCACGAATCCTATTTTCTTTAGGACAATTTGTATAATCTGTTTTGAATGGACAATACTTGCAGTTTTTATCACCTTTACCTGATACCGCTCGATATGGTTTATCTGCAAGTTTATTTCCTTCTGCATCAAAACAATGTTCCACAAAGTTATCAATCTGCTTCTGCACTTTCTTCTGTGTTACTGTGCCAGATGATGGTCTAAACAATTGTATTCGTTTCTGTGGGAACATGGATTCTTCTATCATCTTTCTTTTAACAATGAAGAATTCAACTATGATGTTTTCTTTTGGTACTCCAAACTGTTCCGAAAACTTATTTTTATACACAACTAACTGAGCTGCTTTAAGAGCATCTGCCTTTTGGTATTTATTCCATCCAGCTCGACTCGTTTTAATATCATACACATAAATTGTGTTGCTAGGTATGTGTCGTATAACTAAATCAATAAAACCATATAAATATACTGATGTATTGTTTGGAGATGCCTGTGTGCACAATTCAACTTCTATTCCAACCAATTCATAGTCTTTAGTAGAAAAATACTGCTTACGTCGTTTCTTGAACCATTCTAGTATCGCAACACCATCTTCAAGATATTCTGCTAACTGCAAAGGATTAGAAAAATGGTCTCCTGTTTCACTAACACATTTAGCATATTCTTCCCGTAACTTGTTTGTCAATACTGCTCGCAAATCTATTGCATCAGCCCGTTTAACTGAATCGGTATACATAACCTCCATAAAGTATTGAAAGGTCTCGTGAAATGCAGTACCAAAACATGTTTCAATTGAAGCTTGAAATGGAGCTAATCCATCGATATATGCTAACTTCCATGAAAGAGGGCAACGTTCATACATTGCCCATTGTGAATAAGATATCTTTCTAGGTACCGTTGTAGCATCTCGTAACGATAGCTTGTATATCGGATTGATATAGTTTCCTTGTTTCATACATTAAATATATGAAATTATTCTGACAAATCCAACCAATGCATTGGAATATCTACGTCAGGAAACATATCAGTATTATATTGTTGTTCTTTCAAGTATATATCTATTAAATCTTTTGTTTTTTCTAAATCCTGCACAAAACTACCTTTATGTCGGCATCTTACAATTCGTTTGATGATATCAAATTCATAGCTGTTAAGTTGCCAATCTTCTGCAAATTTATATAGGCTATCTTTGCCTTTGTAATGTGATTGTGTGTTAACACTCATTTAGTAACTCCTTTTAACATGTTTTTTATTTCTTTGTCAGTGTAGCCATATAAATTTAGCAGTCGGGTGCATTGATCCTGATCCATCAATTCAACGTATTCAGTTGCTTCTAAACGACTCACTTGATAATGTTCTGCAACTTGAGAAATTAGTTTGTCTGAAAACTTATCTTCTTTTTTACCTTTAACGTACTTAGCAAACACTTTGTTAGTAGGAAGTAGATCATAATAAAGTCGATATGTTTCTTGTGGCCGTAACACTCCAATTGTATATGTTTGTAACTCATTAATAATTTCAACTAAATCCTGTCGCATTGACAACCATCGATTCACAATAAATGGAGAAAATGCCTTTTGATCAGTTTCATTCCATTTGTTCCACGTTGTCTTTTTGCTTGTTACGCCTTCGATAAAATCAAAGATTGTTGCACCCTTTTTTTCTGCCATTTTTATAATTTATATTTAGTTCGCCATTGTTGTTCAAACCGATTACCCAATCCAATTTCTAATATAACTGCATTGTCAGGAATACCTGGTAGTTTCTTTTCTAAAACATCATCAATACTTTTGTTACGAAAAGTTTTAATTTTTGTTTTTGCGTTGCTACGAGCTGATGTTTTAAACACAATCGTAACGTTATCTTTATGATATGGTACCGACACGTTTCTTGAATGATTCTATAAATGTTTCTAATAAAAACAATTTTCTTTCAACAGTTAACCGATCTGCCTTAGCTAATTCAGTTAAATATAAATTTAGATATTCTAAATCCGATTCTTTAGTATTATTTTCCATCTTTTTTCAATTTAATTGGCTGAAACTCTTCCGGAATTGCTCCGCAGTCATCACACCGAAACACAGGTACCGGTACCATTGTGTCTTTATCTCCTCCGGTTAAGAATTTCGATACTTTGTTTATTGCCATAACCTGGCGGAAGTACATTCCATCACATTCTTTGCATTGTATTGGCTGCATATCATTTGGGCCAATATTCACGTTTAATTTACTCATATTTCTCCTAATATATTAACAAACATTGCCATTATGTTGATTTCTTTATCCACGACACTAGAATCTTTATATTGAGCTTCTGCGATAATCAATATGCATGGGGCAATATGTCCATGTGCAAATTCATCTAAGTTATCATAAAGAAATGTATACAATGGCGTGAAATCTCTAACTTTGCTATCAGCAATGATTTGACGTATCTTGTTAAATGCAGATTTTTTATCTGCAGAGTTTTGTAAAACTGCTAACACCTCTGTCATATAATTTGCTTGTATAGCACTTGCTTTATCTAGTTGCAAATTACCGTTAACTACAGATGCTTGAGCTGCATTGATAGCACGTCGTATGTCTGGATATGAAGAATTAATAATTGCAGCAACATCTTTAATATCATATTGCACTGAATTTTCTTCTAAAACCTGCACTAATCTTTTTGCTACATCTGTTTTATTTGGTGGTGTAATTGCGAATGTCTGACATCTGGATTGAATCGGATCGATGATCTTTTCAACGTAATTACATGTTAGGATAAAACGAGTTGTTTTGCTATACGTTTCCATTAAATTGCGAAGAGCTGCCTGTGCATTAGGTGTTAAGTAATCAGCTTCATCTAATATAATAATTTTCCATCGGCGAAAGCCTACGGTGGATGCATATCTTTTAATCTTATCTCGTACCGCGTCTACTGAGTTTTCATCCGATGCATTTATATACATAACATCGGCATCCACCGATCCGGCGATGATTTTTGCCAAGGTAGTCTTACCGGTACCAGCCGTCCCATAAAACAACAAGTGAGGGACATCACCATTATCGATAAAAATACGAACTTTTTCAATGATGTGTTCATTACCAATATATCCTTCTAATGTATCTGGACGAAATGATTCGACCCAGAGTGTATTTTCTTTTGTTCCAAACATACTTATTAATTTCCTCCAGTTGATCCAAATCCTTTATCGCCACGCTTTGTTCCTGTTAAAGATGATACTGGATACCATTCTACTCGTTCTACTTTGCAAAGTACTAGTTGAGCTATTCGGTCTCCTTCGTGAAATGCAACTGACCTAGGACCATGATTAATTAGAATAACACCAATTTCACCACGATAATCGGCATCAATAGTACCAGGTGAATTTAACACTGTAATTCCATGTTTCAATGCCAATCCGCTTCTAGGTCTTACTTGCAATTCATATCCATATGGAATTTCTACAAATAATCCTGTTTTTACAAGATGTCTACCATGTGGGTCGACTGTGAATTCTTCTGAACAGCAAATGTCTAACCCAGCTGCCCCAGAGGTTTCATACTGAGGCAGTTTATTTGAAGATTTATTTATTACTGATACTATCATGATTAATTCTGTAATTGCACTAACCAATATGATGATTCAAAGTCTGCGCCGGCAAAATCTATTCTTGCTAACCCATCTGGCGAAATGTGCAACTTACCAGAATCTCCTTTATTAGCAATTAAAATCTCTTTTAGTTTGTCAGCTGAGAAACAAATAGGATCCATATTGCTAACCGTCGTAGGACCTACCTCAAATGAAATGTTATCTGCGTTAATTGTAGTGTAATTAATAATAAATTTAATATTACCATTGACTACCTGCACAGCAAAATTCTTAGCATCTGGAAGTGCATTTTTTGCTTTAATAAATTTAGTAACAAAGTCATCATTGACATCTATTGCCACAACATAATTTGGCTCTGCATTAATAGTAGGAACTGCTGGAATTACGGTGGTATCTGCTAACATGAATGTTAATTTGGTAGTGCCTTCTGAAATTTTCATTGCATAGTTCTTGCCAGCAGCTTCCTGTACTTCAATATTGATATTTTCACCAACAGCACCAAGCATTTTAGTTAATGCACCAGTATGATTGATACCTAATGATCCATTCATAAATGGTGTAGTTTTCCAATTAATCTTTCCAACTACGGTTTGATCCTGGTCGATTAGATCACATCCAATTCCAGATCCATTTTCTTTGAGCGTAACCGCTTCACAATTACCTGCTAAGTAATAACGATTAATAAATGATTGCAATTTACTTTTTTCCATGTTAACCTTTTAAAATTTAAAGAATTCTGCGAACTTGTTTGCATCGGTAGTAGATATCGAATCACCTCCGAATTTTTTATATGTCTTTTTATATTTTGCGTATACGTGCATTGCATTGTCAGGATCGGCAAACATATCATGCAATGATAATATAACATTGAATAAATCTGCTGGAATAGCTGTTTCTAACAATTCAACATGACTATCAACAATCTTATCAATATCATTTGCAATATTAACATACAAATGAGTGTTATGCACAACCATACGTGGCATACCTTCTTGTGAAAATCTGTCTAAACCATCTACTGTCTGTCCGCCTAAATATTCATATGTAAAATCCTTACAAGCCGGACAATCCATACTGCACGGTACATGTTTCGTTTTATCAATTTCTACAGTACCTTTGCCTTGTTTAATATGTGTCTTTCTGCGATACTCTGCATTCTTTGGAAAATATAATTCAGTGAATGTTTGTGTTTTATAGTTACCAGAATGCAAATATGTGCCATATACTGGATATTGACCTGGCGATGATGAATCTGTAGATAATTGTACTCGACCATTAGTCAATTCATTTAATAACTTTTGTAGAGTTGACAGAATAAAGAAATCTGATATCTTTGAAATGCCTAGCAAGTGCACATATTGTACATGGGACTTTTCAAATTCTCGTTCTTGAAGCATTAATGCAATAACATACATGAAATCTACAAGCCGTTTAGGACCTCCAATACACCATCCATTGAAATCAAAGTCTTTGAACTTATGATACCAGGTATTATATTCTTCGTTATATGTACCTTGTATAACATTTAAGAATTTAGTTTTACCAGACTGATGTTTTTCAAACCATTTAAAGTTATCAAAGGAAATATCCATTGAATCTTGAAATCTGTTTTCAAATGTTACCCGGGGCGGGATATCTAAGTTAGCAGCCACATCTGAATTAGCTTCTAACCAATGAAAAATCTTTTCTCGGATTGTGCTATCCCATTTCAATGCCCCGGTAGCTATCTGAAATCCTCCAGAATCTCCAAAAACTAATACATCATCATCCAATCCAATCTGCTGACGAAAATCCATTTTCTTGTAATGATGTCCTGCAGTAATTAGGAAATATGGATGTCTCCATTCTTCTGGATAATCTTTACCAAAGAAACGCATTGTGGTTCCATCTTCGAATTTTGCATCCTTTTTGAAGGCAGATACCATGGATCCGGCTGATAATGACGGATAGTATATAAACTTCTTGCTCATTTAGTTCCTTGTATTAAATATTTACAATATTCAGTCTCGTGCCAAACATTGATTTCTTGTGTTACGTCATTTAACATGATAAATGCTTCTATTTGGCGACCTAAATCCGAAATATCTACAATATCATAGTGGGTTCTGGTATGAAATGCTGCATGATGTATGGTTTGTATAGCACTTTTTACATCAAACGGTTTGTATAGCCGATCTGCATCAATAAACTCAGGAAACGATCTGAAGTTAGGATATACAATGTCAGCTCCAAATGCAGTTGCTTCAATAACAGTCCAGGAAACATAATCTTGTAAAGATGTGTTGAATTGAATTTTACATGTAGCCAATTCTTCATAATATTGTTCTTTTGTTAATCCATTTAATAGTTTGAATCTAGGTTGCTTTTTTGCTAATGCATTTAATGCCTCAATCGCCCCCGGAAGCATCGATCGGAATTCTTTACCTGATGTGGTTACGTGCCATTCCCAAGCTTCGTGGGTTTCTAAAAATTCCTCAGCAACCTGCATCATGAAGAATGGATTCTTTTCTTTGTCTAAACGGGATGAATAAACAATTACATTTTTCTTTCGATCAGGAATGTTTGTAAACTTAGCTAAAGTAGCTTGTTTATGAATAGGAAGCGATACTACATGTATAGGAGCAGCGAATCCTGCTTGTCGTAGTTGTTCTCGATGAATAGTGCTACCAACAAATATTCCTGCCATTCTCCTATCCAACCCTAACTCATAATGACGCATCCATTTAGCCATCGGATATGTAAAATCATATTCATCCACTGATTGTGCATGAAGCATTGCATAAACTTTAACATCGATGCCATATAAATCTAATGCATACCATATAGCATCCATACCCGGTGTCCAATAATCTTGCAAGAATATGATATCACCAGACTTTACTTCATCATTGTATATCTTTTGCAAAAATGTTTGACATTGGGATAAACTATACTTTCCACGGCCAATTGCATCTAGAACAGCCCCTACTTTAATTTCTTGATCTGCATCAAACTCACCATCAACCTCAACAAATTTAATCTTCTTTGCATATGGTTTGAATGTTTCTGGCATCCATTCTTTGCATAGCTGATATGTGTAACGAGCTTTAAGTGGTTCTAATGAAAAATAAAATAAATTCCTCATATTTTTTGTTTTTTATATAATAGTATATTTTTATTTATTATCCAAAAATTTTTGAATATGTTCTGGTATAACTGTAATAATATTTGATTTTTTTTGATTATCTAACCATGGTATAAACTGTAAATTTTCTAAACTAGCAATTAGTTCTGCAGGTATGTTATTTTTAAATGCTTCATTAATTGGATATATATGATCTAAATGAAATGCTCCTTCATTGCCAGCAGTATTATCAGTTATCAAATTTTCAAATCCTGGTATTAACGATTTATCAACCTGTTTTGTTAATTTCCATACTGTTTGATAATAACGTTTTCTTGCTGGTTTTGATTTTTCATATTCATCTACCGATTCATACCCATTTAATTTTGCATTATATAATAAACGATAATCTCGTATTAATTGTTTAACTTCATCAGAATGTGTTTTTTTATACCAATGGTTATCAGTACCGGTATATTTTCCTTTTTTTGATTTAGACAATTTATCTCGTACCCACTGGGGTCTAGATTTTCCTGTTTTAGAATCGGATATTATCTTTTTAAATTCATCTGACTTAGTATATTCAA